TATGTGAGTGTCCGCTTGAGTGATTACTAATATCTTATCTCTTGGAATAACAAAAGTCTTATCATTTGTAAAAGATATCCAAGGCTTTAAAGTAGTGTCTTCTTTACCACCTACCTCTGTGTGCCTTTGTACCGTATGTAACTCTAATGCGTTTGTGATTCGTAGGAAATCTTTATCAACAACAATACTACCCATGATAGTAGTACCATCAATTAATTTTACCATACGATAATTTGTGTTATTAGCCATTTTAATCCTTTAGGTTAATATTATGTATCTCGTAATCGAACTCTTCCTCTGTGTATATATTTATTCTTTCCTGAAAGTGCTTTAAGGTATAATTTTCTTTAGACTTGTAAGTTAGATCATCTGATATATCATACAAAGTGGCATTGACTTTATTGTCGCCTAGTCTTAGACCTCTACCGATTGATTGTAAATTTCTTATTCTACTCTTTGATGGACTCGCAAAGATTATATTGTGTAGATTCTTAATGTTAATACCAGTAGAGAAAGTACCATAACTTGCAACAATAATAGCATCATTTTCGTTCTCAACTATGGCTCTTGCCTTTTCTCTTTCTTCTGTTTCTACACCACCATATATATAAAAAACCTTTCGATTTTCTTCCGCTTTATCATCAATAATTTTATGTAAATTCTTACCATGTTTCTCTACTAACTGAAATAGTATCAATGTATTACCTTTCAGTTTAAGTGCCAGATTACGAATGAAATTATTTCTTGATACACTACTCACAAGATAGTCTATCTCGTCTTGATACTTACCTTTTGATATGATCTTGGCATTTGCCTCACTATGTTTAAGTATCAAACATCTCACAACAAGATTACTTAACTGATTTTTATCCATTAATTTTTTAGTTGTTGTAACTTTGTTTACAGCACCGAATAAGCCTTCTAATACTAACTTGTGTGTATGAGCACCATCTAATGTTCCTGTAAGACCGATACGATACTTACAATCAATAAGTTTAGTCATAATTTCTGTTAATGATTTTGATTTAAATAGATGTGCCTCGTCACCAAATACAACACCAAATTGTTCAAAGTATTCTTTCGGCAACTTGTATAGACTTTGCCATGTTGATATCAATACTTTCTTGTCTGTTTGATTTGAATATCCACTATATAATCTATGACAATACTTCTTTACATTCCAACCATACGATTCAAAATCGGTATACATTTGTTCCACTAATGATGTTGTAGGAACAATTAAAAGTATTCTATTATTGTGCTGTTCGTTGATTAGATGAGTGTAGTATCGTATCAAGGAATATATGATGAATGACTTGCCTGAGGCCGTAGGACTTACTAGCAGCGCCCTATTGCGTTTTAAACTATGATATATTGCGTCTATCTGATAATCTCTTGCTTCAAATTTTTGACCTAAACTATTAGAAAATTTAGTTACCGTTTCTTTATTAACCTTGTTATCTATCTCTACATCTTTACCAGCAACTATGGCATAACCTCTTTCTTCGGCGAATGCTTTAATGTATGGATATAGTCCGAAGTAAATTTCTTTCGTCTTCTGTGAGAACAATCTTATTTTTCCATCCCACATACGATTTCGAAATGCTGGCATAAACTTATATCCCGGCACATAGAAAGTAAAGAATTCAGATATTTCTCTTTGTACATCTGACTCGCAGTTTACCGTAATGTAAACTTCATTCTTTTTTTCTATAATGATAAGATTAGAATTGTCCTGATTGATATTCGTGATGTTCACCTACTTGTCCCTTTATCTGTATGTTAAAAGAAATACTTATACGATTTCTATTAGACTCATTTATTGGGACCCAATGTAGTAACCACGAAGGAAATATTATTAGTCTGTTAGTTTTTGAAATATAGGATAGTAAGTTTGAATTTTCGTTAGTCTTCGTTTTCTTTCTCGGCACTATTACATCTGCTGCTGGTCTTGGGTCCTGAAAAATAATACCAGTTTCAGCATCGGAGTTTAAATAAAAAACTCCACTTAAAAAATTGTTTGAATGAGTGTGTGGTGGGTGATTTTCATTCTGTTTTAATATAGTACCCCACATATCAGTAATCTCTAATTGGTCTGCTTCATAACCTAACTTATCAAGAACTTCAAAAGCAGCCTTAGCTACATCTGTTGCAAACCATTTAAATGGTTGACTCTTTTCTAAATGAGGTCCTGTTTGCCAAACTTTATTATGATTTCTTTTACTATAAAGATAAAGTATTTCTTCTTCCATAGAAGGCAATCTTTGAGGTACTAAAAAATTATCTTTTATAAAGATGTTTGTAGAAAATACTTTTTGATGTTCCATTATATTGCACCACTTGTAAACTTCTTCCATTCAATAGCGTTCTTAATTAAGAATGTTCGATTGTTTATACTTCTTAAAACTTGTTCAAGATACTTAACGATTTGATTTTGATAAGCAACTTTTTGATCAGCTCTTTGTAATTCAGGATCAGAATCCATATAGATATGTACATCTGACTTTAATACTTTTATGTCAAATGGTTTATCTTTATATACACTAGGGTCTGCCTTACCTGTATAGTATTCCCACTTATCTCTTAGCATAGCCTTATGTTCATATTCCGATTTCTTTAATAGTAAAGAAAACTTATTAAAGTGTTGTAAATATTTATTATGTAATAAAGGTATCTTAATTGATTCAGCGTCTAATTCTGTATCATCTAATTTAAAATCTTTATCTACCGATTGTTGTAATTCTTCTAATGTCATGTATGTATTATATCACCTTTTCGGTTAATTGTAAAGCTGTTGTAGCATTTTTTCTTGTGTTATATATTTTAGATTAGGACATGAACTCCATTCAGATATTTCGGAAGCGGTTTTTGCTTCCCCCTTATTTACTTTATAGAATTGAGTATCAGGAAACTTATCAAATGTGTTCTTATGTTGTGGTATCCAATTATCAGGTCTAGCCGCCAATGCGTCTTTCTCGGCATAACTTTTTGAACCTGCATATATGTTATTGACTTTTTCTGTATTGGAATATAGATCGTGACCTACGATATATACTTCTTTAGCACCTAATTCACAAGCAAGATATACCGATCGACTACCTGTTGCATATCCAAAACCATCTACATCTGGTTCAACGCTTTTTATTTTATCTTCTTTAGAAACACCTGTGATATAAGTTATACCTAAATTATTTCCCTTTGTAAGTGTGAATACACCATCAGCACCATGATAAACAGCTTCTTCACTATCATTCCAAACGATATCAGTTTTGCCTTGCCATGCTTTCAACTGTTCTTTTGCAACAAATATTGGAACAGGTGTCCAATATCCTAAATATATTTTCATATTATTATGATTTGCTTTACGATATATCTCGTGTGATATTCTTGAATCTAATGCCACCAATATATCAGGTGTGAAATCACGATAGATAGCATTACAACCTATTACAGTTGCATGGTCTTTCATTTTGTTGAGGTCTAAGCCTTGTCTTGATTGCCCATTACCTAGGCAGACGGCTGTATCGATCCATGTTAAAGTTTTCATCAAAAGTCATCCTATATTTTTTTGTACTACGAAGAAGATATCTGTACAATTTCATAATACATATAATTAAAACTTGCTTGTACTTGTAAATAATCAACGTCACTTGCCTTGATGTCATAAGATAATGACCCTAAAGATATAGGGAAAACATTTTGAAATCTTATCTCAGTCTTGGCAATGTTCTTATTATTTAGAACAGTTAATGTAGCGTCTGAATATATACCACCTTCTGAAAGAGGTTGTGGTACACTTGTTCCTGTAGCAGCTGTACTTGCTGTTGTGCCAGGAAATCTATCAGCACCTGTTCCTAGTAAATTTTTAAATTGTGTATGATCTTGTGGAAATCCTAGACCTGTAATCCAGTCGTGTATCTCTTTGTAGTTATTTAGATTTTCATCAACTAAAAACGATACATCTAAAGTCTGATATGTCACCTTATCGCCAACACCTGCAATATCTTTTAGAGGTGTTTCAAAACTTGTAGACCCTAAAGCAATACCAGGTATGTTTGCTGTCTGTACAAAAAATTCAACATTAGGTAGTTTAGTCATCTTGAACCTAAACTGAATCGGACTTGCATAGTCAAACTTACTGGGCGTTCTATCAATTATATTTGTATCTGTCATAATATCTTACCTTTGTTCTTACCATGCTTAACCATGTACTTTTGTGTTCCATTTGCACCAGTTTCTACTGATTTACGAAACATCTTAAACATACTCATTTCTCTAGCATCTTTAAATCTTTTTTGAACATAATTTAAAACTTTTTGTTTGTTAAATTTATCTCTATCCATTACACCCTCTTTATTAAATTAAAATTAGGTGCGTTCCTTCAGCTTATGCTTACTACCGTCCTGTATAGTTTTACAAGATGAACGTATATTACTATTTATATGTTTTTATTGATGCCATCCTCGATCTTCTATTTTTTCACTATTGCAATTCGGACACTGCCATTCGCCGTCTTCATCTGGTAACACTAAATCTGGCGGTGTACCTTTCCATGTGCAATCATAACAATACCAATTCCATTCTTTCATATAACTATTTATGTAAGCATTAGGTCAAAAAAAAGGGCAGTTTTTACACCGCCCTTTTTCGTAATCGTTTGATAACGATATTACATAATGTTTTTAACTAAAACACGTCTGTAATAAACGTTTTGATCATCAGCACCAACTGCGCCAGCGTTATCTAAAACAC